TTTGAGTCAACTGTCCGATGCTGTACACAGAATGGCATCCGAGGTGGATCAGCGACAGTACACTTCCCAATCTGGCACCAAGAGATCGAAGACATCATTGTCCTGAAGAATAACAAGGGCACTGAAGACAACCGAGTTCGTAAACTAGATTACAGTATCCAAATCAGCAAACTGTTCTATGAACGTTTCATCAAAAACGAAGACATCTCACTCTTCAGTCCACACGACGTTCCTGGTCTGTATGATGCTTTTGGTACTGATGGATTTGATGACCTATATCGCGCTTATGAATTTGATCCAGACGTTCCACAACGACGTATCAATGCTCAAGAACTCATTCTGGACATCCTGAAGGAGCGTGCAGAGACTGGTCGTTTGTATCTTATGAACATCGACCACTGCAACTCCCACTCTTCGTTCAAAGACAAAGTGAACATGAGTAATCTCTGCCAAGAGATCACTCTCCCCACAGATCCTATCGATCATATTGATGATGAAGCAGGAGAGATTGCTCTATGCATTCTGTCTGCTATCAACGTTGGTAAGTTGAGGCATGTTGAAGAGATTGAGGAACTCTGTGACCTTGCTGTACGTGGTCTTGAGGAACTTATTGAGTACCAGGAGTATCCAGTCAAAGCAGCACGTCGTAGCACCCTCTCACGACGCTCCCTAGGTATCGGTTATATTGGTCTTGCACACTACCTTGCTCGCCACAAAGTTAAGTATGATTCTCCAGAGGCATGGCAACTCGTACATGATCTCACTGAGGCATTCCAATACAATCTCCTCAAAGCATCTAACCAACTTGCAAAGGAACGTGGATCGTGTGATGGTTTCTCTCGTACAAAGTATGCTGATGGAATTCTCCCCATCGATACATACAAGAAGGACGTAGATGAACTGGTTGCAAATAATCTGAAGTATGATTGGGAAGCTTTACGTGCCGAAATTCTCACACATGGACTACGACATAGCACGTTGTCCGCACAAATGCCTTCTGAGAGCAGTTCCGTTGTGTCAAACGCAACAAACGGAATTGAACCACCTAGAGACTACTTGTCCGTTAAGAAGTCAAAGAAGGGACCCCTTAAACAGATTGTTCCACAGTACAACAGTCTTAAAAATAATTACACTTTACTTTGGGACATGCCTGACAATCGCGGTTATATTAATGTGGTCGCAGTCATGCAGAAATTCTTCGATCAAGCAATCAGTGGAAACTGGTCCTACAATCCAGAACAGTATCCAGACAATCAAGTCCCCGTCTCAGTGATGGCAAATGACTTTTTGAATACATATAAGTACGGTTGGAAGACCTCTTACTATCAGAACACTTATGACGCTAAGAAGGATGCAGATGAAGATGTAGACACTAAGAGATCAGAACTAGAAAATCTCATCAAAGAGATTGTTACGTCTGACGAAGACGATTGCGAATCATGTAAGATCTAAGGTATATGGAATTTTTAAAAAGCACAGAGACACCCATGGAAATCAAAGGCATGACGGTGTTGAACACCAACAAAGTTGAGGTTACAAAGCAACCGATGTTCTTCGGTGCACCATTGGGTATCCAACGCTATGACAATTTTAAATACCCTGTCTTCGATCGTCTCACTCAACAGCAACTTGGATACTTCTGGAGACCTGAGGAGGTCTCCCTCCAGAAGGATAGATCCGACTATAAGACGCTCACTCCAGAGCAAAAACATATTTTTACCAGCAACCTTAAGTACCAGGTCATGCTTGATTCTGTACAGGGGCGCGGTCCTGGGATGGCTTTTATCCCTTACTGCAGCCTACCTGAACTCGAATCTGCTATGACCGTGTGGGAGATGATGGAGATGATCCATTCCCGCTCCTACACCCACATCATTAAGAACGTCTACCCAGACCCAACTGAAGTCTTTGATACAATTTTAGAAGATCATAAGATTTTGGACCGTGCATCCACGGTCACAGCAGCCTATAATGAACTCATCGACGCTGCTCAAAAGTATGGCACAGGTTCCATGTGGCAATCCGACTTCAAGGATAGCCCAACAGCACAATGGGAGATCTATGACCTCAAGAGGAAGCTCTACCGAGCAATCGTCAATGTCAATATTCTGGAGGGAATTCGATTCTACGTGTCCTTCGCTTGCTCGTTTGCGTTTGGTGAACTCAAGCTTATGGAAGGATCCGCTAAAATTATCTCTCTCATCGCACGAGACGAAAATCAGCATCTTGTCCTTACTCAGAACATCATCAAGAACTGGCACTCGGGAGATGACCCCGACATGCTTCGCATCGCAAAGGAAGAACATGACAATGTGATCCAGATGTTCAAGGATGCTGTGGATGAGGAGAGGTCCTGGGCGGAGTATCTGTTCCAAGATGGATCTATGATTGGTCTTAATGCCAAACTCCTCACTCAGTATGTTGAATGGATTGCTAACCGTCGCATGAAATCGATTGGTTTTGATCCTATCTATGACGTTCCTGCTAAGAACAATCCACTGCCTTGGACGCAGTATTGGTTGAACTCCAAGGGGCAGCAGAACGCACCTCAGGAAACTGAGATTGAATCCTATGTCATCGGAGGTATCAAGCAAGATGTCCAAGCAGAAACCTTCGCAGGGTTCTCTCTCTGATTGGAGACAGGAATACCTGGAGCACAAAGGTTCATTGCTGTCACCTTGCCAACAAAAGATTCTGATTGAGGGACCACACTCCCTCTCTCAGGCATGGCAACTTCAGGCAATGAAGCACGAATATAAAAAAATCTTTAAACTGTAACATTAGTAACAGTTGCAGTTGCGTAAATAGAACTGACAGTCTATACTGTCTGTACGTTCATCCCGCTCTCGGGTGGGACGCAAGTAAGTCGCGGAACGGAGCGTTCATCCTATGCTTTCATTAGCACTCATCTTTTTTAGTCATGTCCCAGTGGAGAATTATCTTCGCTGTGAGGACTATGAATGGTTAAAGCAGGTACTGGAAGAGACAACTCTTTTCACTCCCTTTGAGAAGGCTGATATTCTCATCCATTGGATGGAACATACAGACCCTCAATGTTTTGAAGCAAAGGACGCAAACGACTGAAGGAACGGGAGTTAACTCACCCATCCTTTAGGAGACCTACAATGAACACCCTTAACCTCATCCGTAATCAGATCAAGAAGCAAGCAGCTCTTCACGATGCTCAGATTGCTGTCACCTCTTACCGTGGTGTCCGCTATGAGTGTCAGCAAGGTAGCGACGAAGTACATGGTACTTTCTGCTATCGTGGTCACACTTACAACAAGTGAATCATGGAAGCACTACAGGTAGCAGGATTCGGAACTCTGTTTTCTATTGTGTTTATAACCATGATTTATGGTGAGGTACTTCTTTTGACGAAGAAGTAATCTCAGATTTGCAAATGTTATCCCCGCTACATATAGTAGTCGGGGATATTTTTATGGATAAAAGACACCTCAAGGTGCTCATCCAGTCTCTAGAAGATCTCCTTGCCGAACTAAAAGTAGAAGTCTACGCAGACAAAGATGCTTACTTAGACGGCGAAGGATATTATCAGGATAGTTATGACGATGATGGGTACCCAGATTGATAATGAAGAGCTTTATGAAAACCCCTGGATATTTAAAGGATCCCCTTTTCTATCTAAGGATATTAACGACATGTACGGTTTTGTCTACTGTATCACTAATGTCGTTACTGGTCGGAGGTACATCGGTAGAAAATACTTCTGGTCCTTCCGAAAGCCTAGAGGTAAGACTAGGAGAGTTAAGAGTGAGAGCGACTGGAAAAAATACTACGGAAGCTCTGATGAACTTAATGAAGAACGCAAGGTACTCGGGAATCTATCCTTCAAGAGAACTATACTAAGTGTATGGACTACGAAAGGTTTAGTTAATTATGAAGAAACCAGACAACTGTTCCTAAATAATGTATTATGTGAGAGTTTGAACGAAGAACCTGCGTTCTATAATTCAAACATACTTGGTCGGTACATGCGTAAGGACTATTATGGAAAAGGCTCCACAGCATCTACGGAAGATGTGTGATGATATGGTTTATTGGGTTAGTGACCGTTGTGAAGAACTTGTTAGAGAGAACCGTCACAAAGACATGTACGCCCTATACTATGAGTGGTGTGAGTTTATTGAAGAAGCAGAACCTGAACTATTAGTTTTGTCAAAGGATATATCAGAAAATGCAGACGAGCAAATTTACGAGTACCCCATCGAAGACGATGGATTTCCAGAGGACTACTTGACATAGCACCAGTGGTCCTGTATAATTTTTAAGTTCACAGCGGACAGGACCATGACCGAGACCAAGACTGACATCATCGATCTCATTCACCAACTGGTTTCGGAAGGTCGTCTTGAGGAAGCGATTGAAATTTACGAATCAGCTAAAGAACCTCAAGACAATGCTGAGGTATTCATCGAATACTAATCTACTGTCTCAGTAGCTCAGTTGGATAGAGCAACTGCCTTCTAAGCAGTCGGTCGTAGGTTCGAGTCCTACCTGAGACGCCAGGGAGATTAGCTCAGCGGTAGAGCATCTCGTTTACACCGAGGGTGTCACAAGTTCGATCCTTGTATCTCCCATATGAAAAAAATTGATGTAGACTATTTGTATGAGTGGGCATCCACTCAAGATTTTCCTTTCCGTAGAGCACCCACTGCTGTTGGGTATTCTAACAGAGACATTTACTTCTGTTGGTTGAAGGGAACTCGTCGTCATTGTGGAGTACGCACAAATATTATTGACGACCAAAAAGTCATTGACATTTTAGAATCAGATGAAGTATTGCTGGCAACAGTCGCATACTTTGAACCTGATACAGAACTAGGACCGCACAAAGATCCACCAGTATACGAACAACCATATAGAAGAATACAGATACCTCTTTACGTACACCCAACCGATTGCTATATGGTATGGCAGGGAGAGAAAGTGTACTGGAGAGTAGGGGAACCGCAAATTTATGACGTGCAAGACCACGTTCATGAGGGATATAATTTTTCAGAAGAACCAATGATTTTTATGTTTTTAGATATTAAGAAGACCAATGACAACAGTACGCTGCAAGGCATGTAATGTAACACTGACATCTAAACATGCTTACGATTATCAAACCTGTCCTTGTGACAACAGAGCCCATGTGTGTGGGGAACTCATCGGTGCCTTTGATCTTTCTCTTGTAGAACAGATCAAGCAACCCAAAGAACAAAGAGATCTTAGGGTTGGTAAAGAAGCACAAAGAAAACGAACTACTAAATTATCTGACGTAGAATTCAAATGAATGTTAAACTGATTCGTATGTGGTCTGGCGAAGATGTAGTCGCTGACCTGATTGAAGAGAAAGAGAACAGCATTGTTCTTACTAATCCTATCGTTGCTGTTCCTAATGGTCAGGGTAGTCTTGGGTTTGCTCCCTGGTCACCTCTACTTAAGGAGAAAGGTGAACAAGTTGAAGTGACCAAAGAGTACGTTGTTTACATTGCAGAAACGCAAGAAGAAATTCAGAGGCAATACTCTGAGATGTTCTCTCTAATTAAAACACCCAATAAACAGTTGATTGTTAAATGAACGTAAATTCATACCCAGTTATCATTGATGGTTGGTCTGTTGGGAGACTGGAGAGGGAGATCAAAATGTTCTACCCTCTTCTGGGAAACCATTGGGTTAACAGATATGATGAACCTGAAAATACTATTGAGAAGTACATCCAAGATTGCTACTCAATGTATTATGAGGAGAAGTATCCTACTGCTCAAGGATTTGAGTGGTGGTTTCATGTCTTCACTTCTAATGATAAGGGTATTGGATTTCATTCTGACCATGATGAAACTCATCGTCAGCAAGAGGGTACTATGAAGTACCCTTTGAGATCTACTGTTACTTACATCAGAGATTCAAACCTCAGTCCTACTATCATTCTCAATACGCAGACTGGTAAGTATCCTAATCAACTGGCACCGTTTCCACCTACCGAGATTGTAGTATCTAATCCCGATGATGGAAAACTTTTAGACTTTGATTCTAGATATCTTCATGCAGTATTGCCACCAAATAAGGGTAGGATTACATTGATGTTCAACATCTGGGACTATCGTCCGAGTAACTTGCCTAGGCATGGAACTAGAACTACTGTCTATGACTTGAGATTCTATAAAAATATTCCAGAACAACCTGTACCTTACCTTGGTGCTAAGTTTGATATCACATGCGATGTTGCAGACAAAAGAATTAGTATTACTGGAAGTGACGACAAGACTGATGGTTCCACTTGGCTAATACACCAATAGGTGCTATAATATACAGACACGGGTCGTAGCTCAGTTTGGTAGAGCGTCCGCTTTGGGAGCGGGATGTCGTAGGTTCAAATCCTATCGACCCGATTTCCGCTAAGGAATATGAAGATTATCGAGATCACAGAAGCAGAAGCAGAACAGCGCCTTGAAGAGATGGTGGACAGTTGTGAAACTGGTCAGGTCTATGCTATTGTTCGCCCAGATGGTAGTAAAGTAATGATGGTTCCAGCGGACCCATCCAAAATTCAATTTGATGATGATGACCTTGCCCTCTACACCGACCACGACGAAGCTTCCTAAAGTTCAGGTCATCCATGAGCGATTTCCTTATCGCTATGTTCAATGCGGCACTCTAGAGATCAACGGTAAACCCGATTACCGCATTCAAAAGTTCAATGAGTGGACCAAGCGATACAGTGACATGTATCTCCTTGACAACCAGATGCAACTTGATTATGCCCTGGAAGACTTCGAGTACACCAAGTGGTTGGACCCTGATCGTGTACCCTGTTATGTTCGTGACGTTGTAAACTAATGAAAGTTATCCCACTATTTCCTACACCCCTTTATCATAATGAGTTCGGAGTTGAACTCATGACTAAGGTTGAAGAGACTATTGACCTTGAATCTATTGAGTATGAACGGTATCCTGATGACACAGGCACCGTTTCTGTGGACAAGGATGTTCTCAATCGCCCTGAGTTTGCAATGCTCAAGGAAGCAATTGATGAGAACATGAAAGAGTTCTATCATAGAATTCTCAGAGCAGAGCATGGCACTCCAGTTCTATCAGGGTCCTGGATCAATGTACATGAACCAGGTGATCAATGTCCTCAGCATATCCATTGCAATGCTTGTTACAGTGGTGTGTTTTACTTTGATGTACCGATTGCTAGTGGTAGTATTGAGTTCTTCTCTGACAAGCAAGTAGGGAATCATGCATCTTCTACTCTGTATCCTGGATACATGGAGAGAAATGCTTTGAATACATGTAGTTTCACCTGCTTCCTTGAGGCTGGTACTCTCCTTATCTTCCCATCTCACCTTCGTCATGGTACTGAACCAAACAACAGTGAGAGTAAGAGATACTCTATGGGATTTAATTATTTCCTGGAGGGTGAGTTTGGTAAAGAGACTGGAAGAGTTACACTAGAGACTAAATAACTAAAAAGCTTTGTGTACATGGACTGGCAACCACATATTGTTGTGAAGGTAGAGCATGATTCTGCCGTCAAGACAGCAACGACTGCACTGAGAACATTCGACAAGGGTTTCCCTGGTAAGAAAGCGGTAGTACATTACATTGGTACTAACGTCCAAGCAAGAAAGACCATCGAGCAATGGTGTGGTAAAGGTGGACATAAGATGGTACAGTATCTGCCATCTACTAGACAGTCCCAAATTCATTACACATTGATTAGGAATAGTAGAGTGCCATTGGTATTCATCCGTGGTACTGCAGTGTTCTACGAGGACATGACAGGATACACTACCACCAAACTCTTCGGTGGTATGCTGTTGCCTAAGCGTTATACAATCAAGGGTGACAAGACTAGGATTAACCTAGGTGGCATTGACAAAACAGTTGTCTTTGTCGCGGACCCATTGAAAATTAATGCTAAGATCAATGAGTTGTCTGCATACTGGAATGCAAAGGAGAACAATCCTGAATCCAAGCACAATAAAAAGTGGGATGCTCAGTGGGCAGTTATCGATGGTGTTATCTACCAGCAAGAATCTGGTGTGTTGAACCTACTCTATGCATGGGATAAGTCCCTTGTATCTACCTTCAACAAAGCGACATCATCAAAGTATGAAGGCGTATTTGCTGGTAATAATTACCCAGATATGGTAGAATGGATGGAGAAGAACGGCGAAGATACTACTATCATCATGAAGTATATCAACGCTGCTCTCAACGACGACTGGGATACTCTTAAGGGATCCAAAAAGGCATACCTTGAGGACTTACAGGAGACGATCGTCTCGGAATGACGTAAAACTTGACCTGGTGGAGTCATCCCCGTATATGCCCGTGATGGAGACACGTTAAAAACCCTGGTCGGGATGGGTTTATCGACCCCTCGGGTTTCTTACTTCCTAAAAGTAAGTGGTGCGGATGGGAATATCTCCCCGCCTGGTTTCTTGTTTCCAGACAAAGAACAAGTGGCGTGCATGGTGTAACCCTAAATAGAGGAGCCTTAGCTCCTCTTTTTTATGGCTGAAAATAATAAACCAGTCGTAGAAGAGAAGGACCATGATGAAGATAAGAGTGAAGTCCTTGGTAATCTGGTGAAAGTTGTTGTACTTATATGGTCCGCATCTCTTCTCACATTTAGTTACGTTCGCTTGCCGAATGGACAAAAGATTCTAGACTTTGATCCTACATTCATCGCATCCGTTTTTTCTGGATCGTTAGCTGCGTTCGGATTGTCTCCTGCCAAGTCTGGTGGAAGTAACGCTAACGCAAACGCTAAGAAAAAGAAAGAAGAACCCCCTGTCGTTTCCGCTGTGGAGCCAAAATAATGCAGAGAGTATTCAATGTACTTGCTTTGTCGTCTTTCGTTTTATCTGCTACCCTCATTGGTGGTGCTGGCTATCTTTTGCTTAACAAAGATGCTATGATTGAAGAAGCAAAGAAAGGTGTAGTCAAAGCTGCTACCGATGCAGTAGCGAACGCTTTACCAGGCATGATTGATGCCGCAATGCCAGAGTTACCTGAGGTAACTGGAGGTGCCCTTCCTGTGCCAGGTCTGTAATGCCACGTAATTTTATGACTAGAGAAGACGCTGAAGTGAGACTTCTTAAAATGAAGAACGAACTTTATAATGGATCTTGGTCTGCCAAGGGTGCAGACTGGCATGATGGTGCTCACACGATGCTCAATCGTGTACTAGATATGATAGGTGAGTACAGATATGGACCCGATTCCTGACATCGACATCAACCTTAGAAACATTGCCATCCCAGAGACACAAATCTGGGATGTTCAAGTTCCTAATACAATCCCTCGTGTTGTTCCTGTCACGCAACTGATAGGAACTCCTGTCGTTAACATGCCTGGATGTGTTACTGCTCACGAGAAGAGTGGTAAGAATGACACGATCGTTGATGATGATCCCAAGGGCACCAAAATATTCTGTGATGGTCAGGTTCCTTCATACAATCCTATCCAGTATGAACCTGAGCAGATGGTCATCACAAGACCTGCTGAGGTGCCTAAGGTGCCTTCTCCTGAAGAACCTACTCCACCCACCCCAGAGATCCCTAAGACGCCCCCTCAGACGGCAGTCGTGGAGGAGACGAAACCAGAACCAGAACCAGAAATCCCCTGGACTGAGGAGTATCTACCACCGCTGGGTACAGTTACCACTACCGCATCGATCGCTGTCGTTGCTACTACCTCAGCACTGTTAGCAAAACCGCTGGCAGATCTCCTGTTAAAGGTGATCAAACCAACGGTCAAGAAAGTTATTAAAAAGATTGCTGCTATCAGGGGGAAGACTGTAAAGGTTGAGTCCTTAAAGGAGCGCCGAGGTCAGCAGCGGATTCGGAATAAGGCGATTCGGATCTTGAAGGGGAGGGAATAACGTGAACGTGTGGTTTGATATGGTTTACGTTTTGAACAACCACATCAGCACATATCTTAGCGTATCTACTTTGTGGATGGAACTGAATTCCCTCCTTTAACAACTGCCCACAATTCTTAAGGCGGGCTAACTCAAAATCTAATCTCTTATTTGCAAGCAGTTGTGCTCTGTAAGCATTGTGATTCTTTGCTGCTTTCTTACACAACGCTACCTGTTCTTTGTCTAACGGGATAGACCACGTTGCAGAGAAACCTACACCGATGTTGTAGTTATCCTTCTGTCCTGTTCTTGTAGGAACCGTATATAATATGGAGCCAGGATTATCAGGTGCTCCGTCCTCATCCATGTCACGCATGTCATAGACAGGACTATCCCACCAGTCTTCATATGGTTTTTGGAAATTTCCTGCAGTAGTAACGTATGGGGTAACGTTTAACGTACTACCTTGGCAGGAGATTCCGTCTCCGTATTGCGACGTGATATAAGGACCCTGTAAAACCTGGATAGCTTGGTTGGTCACTGAGCCTGAGCTATTCGCCACGGGCGCTGCAGTAGCAGACACGCCACCAACGGTCTCAGCGTGCGCTGGTGTGGTGCAGAACAGTGCTAGGATTACTGCGTAAACACGCTTGTAGTTTCCGTTGTGCTTTCTATGTACGTCTCTCTTTGAATGATTGTATGATTCGTGAGCCCTGGTCCCATCATCGTTTCCGTGTACTGGAACGCTGCTCCTGGTACCGACTGTTTGAAGTTCGGTCTTGATCCCACGCCTGTCCATGTTGTAGTAGTTCCATTGATAGTTGCATTCACCGAACTAGTGGTCGGAGATATACTCTTATTAGTATCTATAACCTCAACACCAGTGCCACTTACAGACCACTGGTATCCTGTGTTATAGTCCATCGAGTTGATGGTCTCATTCACAGTCGATTTCGTGGTTGTCGTGCTCGTCATACTTCCCTGAGTGAAATTTGGGACAACGGGGACTGCCTGGGCGGTGGCACCTGTAAGCAGGATTACCACCGCACTCGTCGCAATATTCCAGATTGTCTTTCCAAAAATCGTCATCACGAGGATCACTCACTTAATAGTCAACTCGGTTACGAATTGTCCTGTAGCAGATGTACCAGCTCCACCAGCAGTCAGAGACATAGAACCGTCAGTACCGATTGTACCTGCAAGAGTTCCAGCAGTTCCAGCAGCATTAGAAGTCTGATTGGAGAACGCACTGACAGCACCTACAGTGGGAGCAGTGGTCAATACA